TTGAGGTTGGCATCCAAGAGCAAAATGCGTTTTTCCTGTTGAGAATACAGGGGTTTTACCCGACCGTGGGCGGCATATTTGATTTGAGGCGGGTCGCATTGACGCGTGATTTTCGCCCCAATCAAAGCGTCGATTTGTGCTATTTTTTCGGTGAGTGTCATATCGGTTATTAGAAAAGAGGGGATATTACCCCCCCCCTTTTTTTTTATTTATCCCCGTCTTGGGTTTACATAATTTTCCATTTGCAACGTGGGCTTCAAAAAATCAAGATTAGGTAATTTTGGGCGCCCCTCCCCTGTACAATTGCATTTATCACTCAAATAACCTCCACCCAATTCAAGAAAATATTGACACACTTTTGCCCAATAGTCGACATGGCCTTTTGCCATTGATTTTGCGTCTTTAAATTTCCAAGGGTAACCCTTGGTGTCCAAATTTTCTAATGCCTGTTTCTGTGTCATATTGTTATTTATTATTAGTTAGTAATCGGAAAGTCGTGATGCAATTCCTTTTTCTTTCATTTTGCGACATTCGGCAATCAGAGTTTCATCGCTCCAATCCCAAACAAATGCCTGTTTGTAGCCATCTTCCAGCGTGACAATGTTCCAAATGCCGTCGTACTCGGTACGTCTTACCGTCGCCTTGGGGGCCAATTCAAAAAAATCAATGACATTTTGCCGGCAATCGCTTTCACTATCACCCCAAACCGTCACTTCAAAACGTCCCTCTTTGCAGTCAAACCGCCATTTTTTGCCGGACTTTTTTGGGGCGATGTCTTCGATTTTTAAGTCAAAAGTTACCATGGCTTTTTGAAGGAGTGTAATCGGTTGAGAAAAGGCACAAGTACCCTTAAATGGGTTTCACGCCGGCAGTCGCGTTTGTTGGCGATGTCAACAAATCGCTTTGAGGCTTCGCTCTTTGAGAGTACCAAACGGACATACAGGGGCAAAAGTTGAAGGTCAACCGCCTGACGATACCATTTGTGTCTTTTCATCAGGTCTTTGTGAAGAAACACCCACCCCATTACAATACTCACCGACGTAATAGGCACCATTATCAGCCAAAAAATAATTGCTCCAACCCAATAGTAAATTGTTTCCATGTTAATCGGTTAAATCTTTCATTACTTTTTCCTTCAACTTATTCATCAAAAACTTCTGCTCGGAATCGGATAGGTAGAATGCGGGCCCAAAGTACGATTCCAAATACCCGGCAATCTCTGCCATGCCTCTATCCAAAAAACCTACCACCGCTTCCCGTGCCGCGCTGCTGATGATACTATAGTTTCTCATCAAATCCCCTTCGAGCGTAAAGTCAATGTGTCCGGTTTGACGCCCTTTTTTACGGCGCAATAACGCAGCGGCTTTTGAATACGCTTGAATGGAACGCGGGCTTTTGGTGTGCATGACCTGTCCGGCGGTATTCTTTCCTTCCTGCTGAATCCGATGCGCAACCATCACCAAACCGTCCGCTGCTACTTCCAAAAGGTGCGTAGACAAATTGGTCTCGACCTTTCGGATGTTTCCCTGAAGGCGGAGCGCGACTTCGGCAAGGTTGCTTTGAATTCTGAACATGACACTATTTTATAGAGGTAAGACGCTTATTGGTCAGCAAAAACACCTTCCCACTGTCACGGTCAATACCTTGAAAAGCATCTTCAACAAGGGCGTGTGGTGTCGGTCCAATAAAAGTAATGCCATCTATAGGGACAGCAACCTTTAAACTTCCGCCCACATTGGATGCTTGTTTGATTGCGTAAAGTTGGTTGATAAGTTCGTCAACAGTCATTATAAAAGAGATATGGGATTACACCAAAGAAGCCGTAAAAAACCCGCCCTGATGTTCGGTATTGATGCCTGTCACCTCGCTCTCCTCTAAATTGGTGTACGCCGTTTTGATGGCCTTGGTCAAATGGCTCTTATACTGCTTTTCGTAATCGTCACGCGATTCTTCCATTTTCAACTGATTCGTATTGGTAAAGCCGGTGAATTCATCCGAAGCCAAACGTTCTTTTAAAAGTAAATGCCCGCATAAATACCGAAACGCCGGGGCCAACCTTTCCCGATTGGCAGTAATCAATGCCGAAATATCGCCCGATACCTTCGCCATTAAATGCACGGGGAATGACCCTCCCGTCCAATTCCATACCTCCCCCGCATCGTCCAAGCGGGCGTTGGAAATCGCCGCAATCCCACACACCGCCCCTTGAAACCCGCGATTGGAATACATCGGGCGAAGGTTTACGGCCGTTTTCACCCCCACAAACAACGAAAGCCCGGTGAAGTCCAAAGGGATATTGGGCAAATCAATGTCAATGCGATTAATGCCGGCAGTCAACGCCTGGTCGTCTATTTGGAGAAGTGTTTTTTTGAGAAGGTTATCAAAAACGACCAGTTGAGCCGTTCCCGAAGTTTCGGCCCATAAGACCAGTTGAGTCAGCTTGATTGTGGTGTACTCATTATACAGCACTTCAAGCAAAGCGCCGCTGGTATAATCATTGTAAGACTGAAAAGCCAACTTCGGATCAGGTGCCGGGTTGAGGGTTTGACACAGTTCGTGTCGAAAGTCCCTTTTCTCTGCCATCAGCACTTCAAAATCAATGGTCAGCTTTTCAAGGGCATTGGTTTTGATGCGCCCCCAAAGAGCGGTTAACGTTTCGTTGTCACCGCTACGGGTCAGGCTGTCCACCATTTCGGCAGAAAGTCCCGTCAAATCGTTGACCAAGTGGGTAGCGGCATTGTCAACCGGGGCCAAGTTCACCAAACCGTCGAAAGTGTTTGCCATGGGAAGAATTGTATAAGGTTTTTCAAAGATAATAAATAAACTATATAGTTAATTAACAAAATGTTACTCTGCTATTTCGCCATAGCCCAACCCTACAAAAGTATCATACTCAAATCCCGTAAAATCATATCTTAGGCAATCTCCGACGTGCCCGTAATCGTGTTTATCGCAATCCGCTTTGTCAAGTTTTCCGTCTGAAAGCGTCATCATTCGGGCCATGTCACTCAGTAAAGTTACGCAGTGACGCGAGATAATAAACTTCTCCCGGTAATGCTTCAACAGGGCATTAACAATCATACGACTCGTGTCGGTACCCAAATTAAAGGTTGGTACTTGGTCAAAGTTCACCCAAGCCACCTTGTATTTGGTGAAATACGAAGCAATCAATGACCATGCCCCCACGTTGCCCGTCGTTAAAGCCGAAGCATTACGACCCGACGCATCCCCCGTACAATGAAGGATGTTTTTGCCGTATTTCATAGCCAGCGTTTTGATCAGTTCTTCCAAATCTTCTCCGTGACCGCCCAACATGTAATACTCTTCAATCACGTACACAAAACCATTGTAGCGTTGAGATACAATACAGGTATTTCGTTTGTTGAAGTCAAAAGACAGATAGACAGGGTGCCGCTTGTCGTAGGCAACATCACCGATATTAACCGCCTTATTGAATTCCCGCCAAAACGGATTCCCGTTAATCAACACCCATTTGGCCTCATACAGACTTTGAAAAATATCGTCCGGCAATGTATTTCGGGCATCTTCCACTTCTTCCCGTGATAAGACCCCCGCTTCTACAGCATCCCAACATGTAATTTTGTAATACGACCAACCGCCCATTTCCCCCTTTTCGGCCTTCTCCGCTAATTTACTGCCCCAATGTTCCGCGTGGGTCTTGTTGCCGATAAATTTTACTTTGGCCCTCGTTGCCGTAATGGTGGAACGCAAAGCCCACCAAGACTCTTCTTTGGCCCGTGTGAATTCATCAAACACCGCTCCGTACACATCTTCCCCGTACAAATTATCGGGGTTTTCTGCCGATTTAAACCAAATAACCGCCCCGTTCCAAAGGGTGATATTCAGTGACGACTTGTTGAAAACGATATTCCGACGCAGCGGGGCCAAATACCTACGCATCCGCGTAAAGGCAATATTGGCCTGAGCGTACACCGGGGCAATCCACCAATAGTTTCGGCCTTCTTTCCCTTCGGTATTGGCAAGACTTAACAGCCACACAATATGCGATGCTGTTTTTCCCGCTTTGGTGGAGGCCTCCGTAATGGTGTACCGACTTGCATCTTCCAAAATGCTGCGCTGGTAATCCACCAGAGGAGGGAATTTTAAATGAACTGTTGCCGCCATCAGAATGAAATATTTACAACAATATCTTCCTTCAATCCCCCGAACTTGCCCTGTACTTCCAAGATCGTTTTAATGGCATCTTTGGCATCGTGCAGCTCTACCTCGTAAGTGATGGTTTCTACCGTGGCCGTATCGGTAGAAACTACCCGTTTTTGCTGCTTGACTTTCTTGATTAGATGCAGATTATCCTTTGCCTCTTCCGACGCCAGATTAATCTCAATTGTGCCGCTCTCTGACAATTTGAGAAACGTCTCAAAATTGGCCCTTCCCATGTCGGTTAGTCGCTTGATGCCTTCTTCGGTCGGCATAGCCAGTGCTTCCATGCGTTCTTTAATTGCCTTGGAAATGTACGGTTTTGACAGGTTTTCGCTGCCTATCTGCCGGGCTGACAGTTCGGAGTACCCCGCCCGAATCGCGGCTTTGGTAGCGTTGAAACAGTTGCAGTACTCCTCGACAAACCGCCGCTCTTTGGGTGTTAATGCCCGCTCTTTTTCTTTCCCCTCTTCCATATCAACTATATACTTAATCAATGCAAATTACGCATTTTCCTTATTTAATCTTTTCAACAACTTCCCGCATCGTACACTCACACCCCTTGGTGTTACCGGTCCGTGAATCTTGGGAGTATTATGACACAAATACTCAGCAACCTTTTTCATGCTAAACATATCTTCGCACCAAAATCCGCACAAAAACGCTTCGCATGTCTCAATATCAAACTGATTGTCCGAAATCAAATGCGCCCAAATCTTCTCAACGAAGTAGGTAGGCTCGCCTTTTCGGGGATGGTAGGACGGGAAAAATCGGCTGAATGTGATAACTTTTGCCATTAGGAATATTTTTGGTT